ATAACAAATGTGTTTTTTTTTTTTTACTAATAGCATCTCCATACCAAGTTTTAATACACAGCATAATCATATCACAAATGAACTTTGAATAATTCCCATCACAATTTTTTAAATCTCCATCGATAATTCGAGTGTGTTCTCCAAATTTTAAAACTCTTTTAGTAAAAACATGCCAATCAAAGGAAGCAGCATCTAAGCCAATATCAACAAACCCACCATGAACTCTCCATCTTAACATATTTTCATAAAAGGCGCCAAATAATTTTCTTTCAATAGCAAGGTCTTCCCAGGGCATAGAACTCATTAATCGAGGACAAACAATAACATGTTCTACTCCATTTTCATCAACATATTCTATTTTTTCTTTAGGTAAAGTTTCATCTTTAAGAGCATCACAAACTACTAATGGTCTTTCTTGAGTTATTAAATCAAAGAGAACAGTATCTTCATTAGTTTCAGAATGACCTAAAGCTTCATATTTATCAATATAACGTTGTTTAGCATCTTCATTCTTAAATGTAACTATTTCTCCATCAAATGACAAGAAATCATTTTTTCCAGGTTCTTCGCGTAATTGAGTATTATCGGGCCATCCCGGAGATGTGCTTAGTTCTAATTTATTAGTATATCTGGATCCGTTTAAAGCCATCTCATCAGACCAAATTTCAGGACGTGTAAATTTAGGAATCATTTCACCAAGCATGATGGCTAAAGTGGGTAAAATTGGATCTACATATGTATTTTGTTCATGATTCAATTTCTTTTTTAAAGCATTTTTCAAGGGAGACTGACCTTTATAAGGAGCTAGAATAGCTGGATTGGTTTTAGTTTGACTATCATCATGTAATAAAGTTGGAATAATTTGTGTTTTAGAACTCATTCTAACTTGATATCCATTAGGAACTTTACCAATAATTTTCATAGTTTCAGAGTCAATGTCAGTTATATCTATAGGAAAATCTCCTGGAGCAATAGGAGTAATCAAGATTTGATTCTCCAAATCAGATAAATCCAAACCTTTAGCTTTTCTATATAAATGAAAGGTTTCTAACACATTTATATTAAGTAAAGTACCAACAGCAACATTACCATTACCAGCAGTGTGAATAGCTGATATTTTTCTACTGACTTGAGGATCATTGATTGTGTAAACATAACCACAATCTCCTTTAACAGAAGGTAAATCAGTGACCATCATATAATCGCAATTTATCATTTCACCATGTAATCCTTTATATTCCAAGTGTTCGTAATAAGAAATATGATTAGTTTGTAAAGTTGTTTTGGATTTAACTAATGACACATCTTCAGCTCTCCAAGCACGACCTTCTAGATTTGAAATGTGGTTAGTGATATCAGCAAAAATAGGAACTCGTTTATCAGTGATTAAACATAAAAGAAAATCTTGATCTTTACATAATTCAATTTCAAAATCTCCGACTTTTATATCATATTTATTATCCCCATGTTTTAAAATAAATCCTTTTTTAAAAAATTCATACATATGCTTAACTGTTAAAATTAATCTACCAATTAGAACTGTA